TAGGGGGGAGGGAGAGGAGCTTCTGGGTGTACTGCTGGTGGGTGAAGCCGAGCGCCGCGAGCGCGGCCACGGGATCTCCGCTCTGACGCGCCTGCGCGAGCCGCTGAGCCTCAGTGGGGGAGAGGACCTTGAGGGCTTCCATGTACGGCTTGAGCGGCTCCACTTCCTTGCGGAAGGCGTCGCGCTCCTTCGCGATCTTCAGCAGCGCGGGCAGTTCCTCCGTCTTTTGCGTCGCGACTGGTGCCGGAATTGTCGCGGGCTCCGTGCCGGTTTTGCCAGCGGCGGGCGCGGGCTCGGCGGGCTTCTCGACGATGCCCTCGTCTTGAAACGCCTTCATCAAGTCGTTGGGGCTCACCTGCGACGGGGGGACGAACGACGCGGGGGCCTGCTTCTGCTCGGTGTCAGCCACGGAATCTCCTGGGTGTGGTGTTTACGGGTTGTACAGCGCGATGCGCAGCTCTTCGAGGTGAAGGGCGCACTTCTCGGGGTTGCGGCTCATGTTCTGGTAGGCGATTGACGCCTCAACAAGCCGACGCTCAACCCGAGCCAAGGTGACTTTCAAGTCACGCACACGGACCTCAAGCTCCAGTCGCCGGTTCTCAGAGATGAGCGAGTCAACCCGCGCCTGCAACTCCTCGTTCTCTTCATGAAGAAGAACCTGCTTCATGTTGCTGTCCATTGATCAACCTCCGACCACGGGTGGAACTGCGGGCAAAATCGGAGGCGGCACGTTCAGCGTGTTGGTGATCTGCGGACCACCGGCCATCGGAGGCGGTGCCATCGACAGACCCGCTCCCGGCATCGGAGGCGGGGTGCCCGCGCCCATGCCCATCGGCGCGGCGGGCGGGGCCATCATCGCGGACTTCTGCGCGGTGGCGTTGTCGATGAGGTTCCGCAGGAGCTTGAGGCGGTCCTCGGGGCAGTTCCGGTTGCGCGCGTAGAGGTACGCGGCGTTCGCGCGCTCGATGATCTTGTCGAGGTTCTGGTAGACCTCCAGCGGGCGAAGGTTCGGCTCCTCGTCGTCGAGGATGTGCGAAATGGTCGCGTCCACGTCGTCGAGCATCGCGTTCCCCAAGTTCGACTCGGCCTCGATGTCGGGGAACTCCAGCAACCGCTGGGCGACCGCCTTGTCGATGAACCCGTCGCCCATCATCTCCTTGACCTTCTGGTAGCGGGCGCTCGGCGTCTGCGGCAACGAGCTGGTCGGGAACATCTGCATGATGTACGCGTCGCGGTCAAGGTTGACCGACGACCAGTCCACTTCCATCAGGTCGCGGCGACCGGGGACGAGGACCTTGTACCCGCGCCACCCGTACTGCTCGGTGATGAGGTCGATGGAGAGTTCCGCGAAGTCCATGAAGAACTGCTCCCAGTCCTGGTGCTGGGGAGCGAACCGCTCGGACTCGATGTCGTTGTACTCGCGGAGCGCCACCGCGGCGTCGAGGCCCGATGGCTTCTTCGCGCTCGCGGAGAGTTCGCTGATGCCTACCTCCTGAAACGCCTTCTGGTAGAGGCGGTCCACGTAGGCGAACTCCTCGGGCGAGATGGCGTTCTGGTTGTCCACGATGGGCGGCTGGCCCACGTAGTACACGATGTCGCCGCCGTCCGCGTTGGTCATGTGCTGCGGGTTGACCTTGCTGCCGACCTGAACGTAGGTCCTGCCCTTGCCCTTGCGGCGGATCTGCATGTCGATGCTACGGATGACGCGGTTGAGCGCGACCTGAATCGGCTGAACCGTCTCGATGACGCCTTTGCCCCAGAAGCCTGTCGTGCGCTTCTTGAAGCGGTACATGACGAACGGGAACTTGTCGATCTTCCACTGCTCGCTGAACAGCACGCACCCGTCGATGGCGATGACGTGCTTGCCGTCCTTCGCCTTACCGCCGCTGGGCAGGTGCCACGCCTCCCACACCTCCAGCGTGTTCTCGATGACCTCGGGGCTCGCGTTCACCTCGGACTCGATGCGCTCCTGCTTGCCCGCCTCGGCAATCTTCTCGGCGTGCTCGGGGAACAGCGCGGTCAACACCTCGCGCGAGACGAACTTGCGGCGCAGGAGTTGGCGCGGGCACCCGTCCTGCCCGTCGAGATCGTCCACGAAGATCTCATCCGGCTTGACGCGCTCGCACTCCAGCTTCCCGTCGCACTCGTAGACCTGCATGAACCCGGTGCCGAACTCGCACCCGTCCACGAAGACCTGCCGCGACTTCTGGTAGACCTTGGTCTGGTAGAAGTACCCTCGGCACCACTTGTCGAGGTTGCGCGCCTTGATCTGCATGTCCCACGCGCCTGGCCCAGCACCGCTGGTGAGGAAGGTCGGACGCGGGCGATTCTTGGTCACCTTCGCGGTGATGGTGTCGAGGCACGTCGCGCCGACGTTGAGCGACATGAGCGAGCTGCCGGTGAGCATCTGCCGAACGAGCGCCGCGCTGTAGTCGCGACCGGAGAGCGAGTCGATTTCGCAGTTCTCGTACAGGCGCGCGAAGCGGATCATGGACTGGAGGCGGTCCTCGCCCTGCATCTCCAGCGAGCCACCCACGTCCATCACCGCGGTCGCGACCTCCTCGTCGGGCAACTGCCACCAGCGCGGCTGCAATGCGCCGCTGCGGATGAGGCGGGCCTCGGGCTTCGACTTGTAGGACTTCGCGTCGCGGTAATCCATCGCCATTGAATTACTCCTCCGCGTCGATGACGACGCCGTAGATTTCGAGTTGCTCTGCGGCGGTCAGGCCATCTTTTCCGCGCTTCGGAGCAGACTTCACGGATTGCACGGGGTTGTCAACCTCCGGGACCTTGAATTCCTCTTCGACTTGTGCTGCGGGCGCGGGCGCTGGACCCAGCTCAAACTCGACAGGTCCAGTGGTGGTATCACCACGAAACTTGGTGATGCCGAGTTCGCGGCACTTCTTGACTGCCTCTTCAAGCGTCATCGGTCGTATCTCCTTCCCACCAGTCTCGGTCGGGATCCATTCTGCTGAGTTCTTGCTCGTCGCGCTGCTCCGCGAGTTCCTCTGCGGTGAGCGGTACGAGAGGCAACTCGAAGTCGATGAAGTTGAGCGCGTGACGCCAGCTATAGAGCGCGGCGTCCGTCAGATGGTTGGGGAAGCGTGGGTCTTCCGCAGGCGGCTTGCCGCTGTCGGGGTCCCAATCGGGGTCCTTCGGCAGCGCGCTCAACTCTCCCGCGTACTCGCTGCCCTGCTGCACGCGCAGGCGCGCGGAGAGGAAGTCGTCGTTCATCAGCCGCACATGCTCTAGCTTCTCCGACTTCTTCGCGGCCTCGAAGACGTGGCTCGTGCGGCGCATCACCTGCTCGACGTACATCAAACCGCCGCCGCCCGTGTCGGCCACCTTCGCGATGAAGTTGAAGCCCATCGACTCCCACTTCTCGATCTGCGCGATGACCTCTTCCGCGCTGGCCTGCGGCTTCTTCCACTCCGCGGCGTGGTACAACTCGCGGCGCGTCGGGTGCCACCCCCACGCGATGAGGGCCATGTCGTCACGCGAGCCCAAGTCCCACCCGAGTACGTGCTTCCACCCGTCACCCCACGGCTGCACTTCCATGAGCGAGTAGTCGTTGCGACCCGAGTTGTACTTGTAGAAGAGGACGCCATCGTCCTTCACCCACTGCCCTCGGTACTCGCGCACGTAGGTAGGAGAGTCGATGGTCCAGTGCCGCTTCTTGCGAATGGCCGCGAGTTCCGCCGCGGCGTGAGGGAGGTGGGGGTTGTCGAGCACGCTCCAGCGGTGGCAGGACCAGCCCGCGCCGATGAGTTCCTTCTCGCTCTCGCCCAACTCGTTGGTGCGCCCCGTCGAGACGAGCATGCCCTTGGAGAGCCACTGGCCCACCGGCTTGTCGTCACCGCCCGTAATCCAGTACCAGTACCCCGTGGGTACGGGTCCAGGCGTTCCCTCCATGCACATCGTGCCCTGCAAGTCGAAGAGGCACGGCTCGGCCACGTCTTCCACGAGCGTCTTGAGGAAAGGCCCGAAGAGTTGGCTCTCCAGGATGACCTCCATGCGCGTCTTGTCGCCGCGCTTCTTCTGGGCCTCCTTGTCCTTGTCCGCGCCCAGCAGGCGAATCTCGCTGCCGTTCTCGAAGCGGATGGTCAGTTCCGTCTCGTGGGTCTTGATTGGAATCTTATGCCGCGCGCAGACGTGGATGAACTCCTGCCAGAGCAACTGCTTGGCGCGCAGACGGTTGATGGCCCAGATGCGGATGAGCGAGCCTGCGTTCTCCAGCGCGACCATCGTGCAGTACCGCGCCCACATGCTCGTCTTGCCTGCGCGTCGAGTGCAGAGCGCGGCTTTGTTGCGGCTGGGGTCGTCGATGAAGTCGAGCTGCTTGTCGAACAACTCCCCT